CGAACACATCTGGTCATAAGGGTGTTGGCTTTGATAAACAAAGAGGCAAATGGAGGGCGTATATAAAAGTTGACGGTGTTACATATCACCTTGGCTTGTTTGACACAAAAGAAGATGCCATTAAAGCTAGGGTTGAAGCATCTGAAAGATTGCATGGTGCTTTTGCCAAACATTAGTAGCGCCCATCCGGCGCAAGCCTGTAACGAATATTACCTAACCGCCAAAATGAATTAGCGTCAGTTGAAGAGACGGTAAATGAGAACAATCTGCCCTTAGCGCGAGTCGAAATATATTGCGTTTGTGACGTCATTGAATACGGCCCATAAGTAATAGGCACATCACCGGGGTATTTAACTGTGTTAATTGTAAAATAAACCGTAGCATTCTGACTTTGATTGTATTGACCCCATTTCATATCAGGCCAAATTTGATCAACAAATGTCAAATGATCCCCATCCTGCATTGCAAAATAACCAGTCGTAAACGATGATGGGAGAGGATTTCCATTAGCGGAATTGCTTGTTTCATGTTGATAAAGGTAATTATCCAACCCCGCACCAATAGGTTGGCCCAATTGAGATTGATCTATCCAAGCTGTGCGACCAAAAGACCCGTAATCCCATTGCTGTAAGACAACATTATATTTGACGTAAGAGTCAACTTCTCCAGTGCCACCTGACAAAGAAGGATAAAACCAAAAAACTTCGTTGAAAGCTGTATTGGGAGCGCACCGGATTTTATATGAATTATCTGTATCAAGATCTTGAAAAATGACATCCCAAATTGGACAAACCAAAGGAATGACACCTTGACCAGTCAAAGCAAAAAAGTTCTTTTGGCTCATCCAATAAACGTTATTACCTAATTGACCCGCAGCTTTACGAGCAATAAGGCCGCAGTTAGCACCAACTTTGTTGAAGCCATATACTAAAGGATAACCAACATATTGCATCGACCACAAATCAACGTCCGTCCAAAACAAGCCTTGTTGCATTGCTTGCATGCCGGAAATAATTCTGCTTCCTGTTGGAATCCGATAAGAACCCGCCTGATTTGTTGTATCAGCGGTCCATAAATTATAATTTTCAATGTCAGACCAACGGATGAGAAGAGGATCTTGCACCCCTGTAAATGTGGAACCCCAAGCGACAATTTGCCGTTGAGGCATAGCGACAAAGATACCGTCATTAACAAGAGGCGCATTATCAAGATAAAACGCATTTCGAATGATGTATTGAGGTATCCATGCAAAAATAGGACCACCAGCAGGGCATGCGATCAGAGTATTGCCCCAGTTATCAAGGGACCAATCTGTCGCCGTTACGTTGGAGCCAGCAAGAGATGATGTCCCAATAGCCTGACCGCCCCAAGTACCTGCGCCGTAATTACCAACGCCATAAGCGGTAGCGGGGTAATTGGGCGGTGATGAATAATAATAAACGTAATAGCCAAGATCATTGTTTTCAAAAGCGGAAGCTGTCGAAGATGCAATGTTATTAGCGACAAATGTAAAGTTATTTGCATCAACAACAGATTGAACGGAATAAACACCATACAAGGTTACGCCGCCAATTGTTAATGAAACCGTAATAGCAAATTCATCACCAACAATTAAGCCATGATTAGGGAACAAAACTGACATAATTGCAGAATTGGATGTTGTCGTTACATAAGCAGTTTGCCCCGGAAATGTCGCAGTATGGACACCCGAACCCGCCGACGATGTGTTAATTGCCGCACCAGTGGGAGTGGCAGACACATTGAATTGAGTAGCAGATGTTTTTTGGACAAAGTATTTTGTTCCAGCCGTCAAACCCGTAGGAAGCGTTCCTGTCGTTGAAAAAACAACAACAGTTCCAGTTGCGGGTGCAGTTGCAACAGTAACAACGGCTGGCGAAGCATTGGTGATTGTCGCAGTTTGAGAAGATGTATAAGTTGGCGCTATTTCAGCATTAATAACGTATTGATCAGTTGTATTTGTTTGATCAATTGTATATGCCCCATACAATCTTGTCCCACCAACAGATATGGGCGTAAAAAAATACACAAAACTGTAAACGTTTGTATTGCTACCAGTATCATTTACAGTAATTGCAGTTGATCCAGATGTATAGACCAATGATATAGGAACTGCGTTATCATATGCAGTTTTAGGAGATATATCATTTAAATATTGTCCATCGCGAATGGCATAAAGACCGCCTTCGCATCCTATACCAAGGTACAGATTTGCGTTAAGATCTTCCCAAGATTTTAATGCGCGAACGGTTGATTGCATTGGAGCGCCATAATACGCAGTCCAACCACCCAATTTTTGAGGGTAAGCATTACCGCCCGCATCAGGCAAAAACCGAATGCAGTTTGACTGAGAGATAGCCGCCTCATTCAAAGCGGGGGTTTTGATCGCATCTACACCCGGAATAAGCTTAAGACTCGCATGTGCCATATTTTACCTCGTCGGTGTTGCGGCGAGGGGCGGCGATTGCGATGTCCAAGCAGAAGCTTCAAACTTCTTACGGGCCTCTTCGATAACAGCGCCTTTCAACAATGCTTGATACTGGCTCTCATATGTAATCGCCATTTGCGGATCATCATTAAGTTTACCAAAGTTACGCTGGTACGCGCTGATATAGATCATCGACGCCATAATAAAGACGTCTGGAAGGTATTGACTAATGAACGTCGTTGTATTGAGTGCCGACAATGTTGGAAAACGCTGCGTACCTGTTACAACAAAGTTATTTGTCACATTAGGTGGAGCAGGCGCTATAATCATCAAATTATCATTAAATGGCGCAAAATACTTTGGAACACCCAAAGAACTGCCATTTGGATAAACTGCGTAGATAAATTCTTTTGTCGTAGGGGTTAATTGTTTCGTATAACCCGTATCAGGATCAAGATAACCGATGTTTTCAATGACGACAAACGGGTATTCTGGCGTCAATAACAGTTCATAAGATCCAGCATTATTTGTAAAAGGCAAGGTTGCGCTTGTGTTGAGGAAATCGATATCCCTCTGCATGCGCAGTTCAGCGTAATCAATCATAGATGGAATGATTGAAACGTAATTTGGATCATCAACAGGCACAACCGCCAATGTGGCGATCTGCGTAACGTATGTTCCGTAAGTAAGACCAGTCATGTAACGCCACCCTTACTTATCCGCTTTGTCGTCTAATTTATCAAAAATCTTTCCGCAAAGCTTTTCAATACGATCAATGGCGGCGGAAAATTCATCCCGCCGCACATAACTTGTTGGAAGTTCGACTTCAATTGCATGCAAGTCTTTACGCAGATCGCCGACAGCCTCCCATATGACGCGACAGAACCAACCTGTTGCCGCTAGGATTGCACCGCCAATTAAATCAATAATGACTTGCCATTCGCTCATTGTTGTTACGCCTGAGTTGGTGTTTCAGTTGCGGTTGCCGCCGAAGGCATTGCTTTCAACTGGTCTTCCGCATCTTTTTTGATCCTTGCGATTAGATCAGCAACTTCCGCAAATGGGCGTTGACCCAACGCGCCAAGAACATAATTTGCCTCATCAATTGTCAGTGTCAGTGTGATAGTCATTATTTACTCTCCAGTTGTGTTATACGAGTTTCAAGGGCATCAATCTTTGCGACCGCTTCTTGGAGAGCGGCAACGAGATGAACCACGATTTTGCTGTAGTCTACGCCTTGGTGAATTGGGTTGCCTTCAGCATCAACAGCATCTTTTTCGCCAAAAACGGCGTTGGGTATTATTGCTTGTAACTCATGTGCTATAAAACCCTCACCAACAGACTTGTCTATTTTCCAATTATATTGCACAGGAGCAAGGGACAAAATGGTTGATAAACCATTAGTAATTGGTTCCACATTTTCTTTTAAACGGTAGTCAGAACTAGTGTTATAGGCTGTTGCCGATCCTGTTACGTTAATAGTGCCGACAATTGTTCCGTTTCTGGCAAAAATTGCAGCATTACTTGCCCCTGTGCCAGCAGCGGTATTGTTAATACCAAATGGGGCGTAAACGCTGCCATCTTGAATGGTAAACCTACAAGTAGCTCCAGCGGCACCTGTGTTTGTTGTATTGATTGCCACATTGCCAACTGAGTCAATACGCATACGTTCGGTGTTGGTGGTCAAAAATGAAAGATAACCAGCAGGGATTGATCCCAACGTCATATTTGTTCCGTCTGTATAAGAATAACCACCTACGGTTCCACCAACGGACAATGATTGAATAGCTGTTCCAGATGCCGCATTTATTTGTAAAACACGCCCACCTCCCAGTGTTGTTATTGAACTTGTCCCAATCCCTACGTTGCCGGAGGAGTCAATACGCATGCGTTCGGTAGACGCAGTGCTAAATGTCATAGCACCCGCTTTTGAAAAAAGATTTACAGAATTAGCACCGCCAAGCGTTGTGTTGCCAGAACTATTCTGTTGGATGTAAAAGA